GAGACGATCCTGTATTGCCGCGGACCCGGCTGGCCCGTGATCGGGCTGCACTCCCCGGAGCAGTGGGAGCAGCGCGACGCGCTCTCTCGCCGCGCCAACTGACCCCGCACCAAAGGACTGCACGATGCCACGGCAAACGCCGCCGGACGTGCTCACCCGCCTCGTTGCTGCGTTCGAGCAGACCGGCAACGTCTCCGAAGCCGCGCGCATCGCTGGTGTCCCGCGCACAACCGCGCGAGACATGCTGCGTGGGGCACAGGTCGCCACTCGCCGCCAAATCCACGCCCGCGCATGTGAGGCGGGGCTGCGTCAGGGGCGACGTGCGATCCGGGCAGAGCTCGTTCGCTGTGACCAGTACATCGCCGCTGTGATGGGCCCCGACCCGTCGACCCCGCTGTGCGAGCCGCGTGACTACGCGATCCTCGCGCGAGCGAAGGCCGACGTCGTGCGGACCATCATCGCCTGTGACGAGCGCGTCGGCGCGCGTCGACAGGAGCACCTCACTCGCCAGTTGAGTCGAGCCAAGCTCGAAGCACTGCGCGGTCTCGGGGCTGACCTGTCGGGGGCGACGGACGAAGAACTCGCGACGGTGCGAGCCATCCTCGAGCGAGCACGATCCAGTGGACCTGTTGCGGTCAATCCAGAGCGAGCAGGCGAGGCGGAACAAGGCGACGCTGCGGACGGCGAGCCTCGCTGAGTTCGTCCCGCGTGTCTCTCCCGCGTACGCCGCGCCGAAGCATCTCGGGCCGCTGCTGACGCTGTTCGAGGCGATCGAGCGCGGACCAGTGCGCGCTGCTCTCTCTGTCCCGCCGCGACACGGCAAGACCGAGACGGTGCTCCACGGCATCGCTCGCGTGCTCGTCCGCCACCCTGAGTGGACGATCGCCTACGTCTCGTATGCGGCCGACATCGCTCGGTCGAAGTCGCGGCAGATTCGCGACTACGCGGCGCGCGCCGGCGTGGAGCTCCGGCAGGACTCCAAGGCGATGCACGAGTGGCGCACCCCGCAGGGAGGGGGCGTCATCGCGACCGGCGTCGGTGGCCCGCTTACGGGTCACGGCGTGCGGCTGCTCGTCGTAGACGACCCGCACAAGAACAGGCAAGAGGCCGACAGCCCGCTGATCCGCGAGCGAATCTGGTCGTGGTTCACATCGACGGCGATGACCCGCGTGGAGCCCGGAGGCTCTGCCCTTGTCGTGCACACGCGTTGGCACCGTGACGACCTGATCGGGCGGCTCGAGAGCGCCGAGGATCAGGAGTGGCAGGTGACCTCGCTCCCTGCGATCGACGTCCGAGGGCGCGCGCTGTGGCCCGAACGCTGGCCCGTCGCAGAGCTCGAGAAGCGCCGCGCCGAGGTCGGTGAGTACGATTGGTCCTCGCTGTTCCAGCAGCACCCCACGGTCCGCAAGGGCCGGGTGTTCGCGACGTTCGACCGCGCTGTGCACGTCGTGCCGCACGCGGAGATCGAACGCCTCTACCGCCACGGTGGGCGCTGGTCCCTTCACGATCTCGGATGCGGCGTCGATTGGGGCTGGTCTGACCCGTCCGCGTGGATCGTCGGCGGCCGGACCGGCGCAGGGACGATCGTCGTCGTTGACGAACAGTACGAGTCCGGGGTGCTGGTCGACGACAACGGCGGGTGGCTCACGCGAGCCCGCACGATGCGCACCGAGCACAAGCTCGGCTGGTTCGCCGCAGACCCGAGCGAACCCGGATACATCACCGCGCTGCGCCGCAGTCGCGGGGAGCCGCTGGTCTACAACGCAGACAACGCGATCTCCGCGGGGATCCTCCGCATCGCGACGCACCTGCAGATGGTCGAGACGGGCGCGGGTCGCAAGCCCCGGCTGCTGATCTCGGACCGCTGCAAGAACCTGATCCGCGAGCTCGAGCTCTACTCCTACCGCGCTGGTCCTGACGGACCGAGCGAGGAGCCCGAGGACCGAAATAACCACGCAGTCGACGCGTTACGCTATCTCACACATCGTCTGACTTCATAGTGAATTTGCTGACGAGCGCGAGCCTGATGATTAGGTAACGCGCATGTCGAAGTCGGAAGTCATCGAGTACGGCGGCACTCGTTTTCGCAGGTACCCAGAGTCTCAGGACGCGTCTCTGAGGAACTACTTCCGCCCGCCGATTCACATCGCGATGCGTGGCGTTGAATCGCTCCATCGCGAGATCTGGAAGGCCGAGCGTGGGCCAATCCCTCCCGGGTGGCACGTTCACCACATCGACGGGAACCCGCTCAACAACAGCCTCGACAACTTGGAGTGCCTCCCGGAAGCCGAGCACCTGTCGCACCACGGCAACCAAGAGTGCAGTGCTCGCAAGCGCGAGCACCTCGACAGCATCAGGCACTTGGCTGCGGCGTGGCACTCCTCGCCAGAGGGCATTGCGTGGCACAAAGAGCACGGCCGCTCAACGTGGGAGACCCACGAGGCGGAGCAGAGAACGTGTGAGTTGTGCGGTGTGCTGTATCTGACGAAGGCACGCCAGACCGTTAAGTTCTGCTCCAACAACTGCAGGTCCAATGCGCGCAGGCGGTCCGGCGTCGATGACGTCGACCGCGAGTGTCGCCGCTGCAAGAAGACCTTCCGCGTCAACCAATACAGCGTGAAGACGTTCTGCGGTCGTCTCTGCGCGGCGCGCCATCGCGTCGGCAAGTGACCGCAAGCGCGACGCGCTCCGCTACCTCGTCGCGAGACTTGCCACTCAATGAGCACCATCGAGACATACGACGCCGTGCGTGAGCACTGGCGCTACCTGCGCGACGCGCACCTCGGGGGCCGTCACTGGGCGACCCCGAGCGCGACGACGCTCGGCTCGACGTTGCTCTCGTGGCAAACGGGGATCGACGAGAGCGGACAGCCGATCTGCTCGCGCTCGACGCGTACGAGCTACCTCGTCGCGCACGAGGGCGAGAGCGATCGTCGATACGACGCGCGCCGCGCCATCGCGAACTACGTGAACATCGTCGGCCCCGTCGTGAAGGCGTACTCGGAGGGCGTCACCGCGCGCGTCACGCGCACCGTGGACGTGCTCGCGCCATTCGCCGAAGACATGGATCGCAGGGGCTCGACGTGGGGCGAGATCGCTGAGAGCGCGGCGCAGTGGGCGTGCGTCTACGGCGTGGTCGCAACCGTCGTGGACACCCCGCGCCGCGACGTGACGGGCATGTCCGAGGCGCAGCGCGCCGCAGAGAAAATCGCTCCGTACGTCGTGACGGTGCACCCTCCCGCGTGGGCGTGGGTCGAGTGCGAGGACGGGCGCGTTGTCGAGTTCGCCTACGTCTCGACGCCGTTCCGCTCCGACCTCTCCACGAGCGGCACCGCCGAGGTGGAGTTGCGCGTGTGGCGTGCGGACCGCAAGATCAACGGTGCTCGCGTCGCAGGCGGCTGGGAAGTGCGACAGGGAGGGATCGCGCTCTCGTCGAAGGCGACGCTGGCCGAGAGCGCGAAGGGGCTGAAGATCGTCGATAGCGGCGAACTCCCCGCGGTGCTCGGCGGCGAGATCCCGGTGACGTTCGCGTTCTACGACAGGGACCAGGCGAGCGATTGCCCGATGGGAATCAGCCTCATCGCGGACACCGCCGACGCCGCGCGCGTGATCTACAACTGCCTGTCGTGGGCGATGGAAGTGAACGCGTTGGCCGCGTTCCCGTTCCTCGCCGTCCCGATGCAGGACACGGGCGGCAAGCTCGATCAATCGACCGCGGCGAAGCTGGGCCCCGCACAGGGGCTCGGGTACTCCTCGGGCGCTGGCGCTCCGCAGTGGGTCGAGCCCTCGGGCACGTCGCAGAAAGAGCTGCGCGAGCACTGTGTGTTTACGTTCCAGTGGGCGATGCGGTGCGCGGGGCTCGAGCTTGCGGCGGACTCGTCCGCGCAGGTGCAGAGCGGCGAGGCGTTGCGCATTCGCTCGCGTGACTTCGAGTCGCGCGCGCTTCGGTTCGCCCGCAACATGCAGCGGTGGGAGGTCGCGACCCTGCGCCTCTACGCGCGAATGGCGGGGGTCGATCCCGAGCCGATCGCGGTGACGTACGCCAAGCGGATCACGATGAGCGACCCCGGCGAAGACCTCGCCCGCGCGCTCACGGTGCTCGCCGCGCCCATCGAGATCGGCCCCGAGGCGCGCGCCATGCTCGTCAAGGTGGCGCTCGATGCGTCGATCCCGATGAGCGACGAAGAGCTGGGCGCGATCTACGAGCAGCTCCGCGCGATGTACCTCGGAGACCTCACGACCTACGACGCGAAGCAGGCCGTCGAGCGCATGAGGGCTGAGAACGAGGCGAAGGGGCTCGCGCTGGTGGCTGCGGAGAGCAGCGCAAAGGCAGGCACCAATGCCTCCACCTGACGGCGGGCTCCCATCAATCGGCATGCCCCGCACGGGGCAGCGCGGCGGCGTGACGCGCTCGACGCCTGCGCTCGACGCGACGAAGAAGTGGCTCGACTCGATCTCGGGCGTTCACACAGTGGACCTCGGCGGGATCTCGGCTGAGTCGCAACGCAAGATCACCTACGGGCTCGAGCGACGTGGGCGACCCGTCACGAAGGTCACGGCGTACATGGTCGGTCGCATGGTCTCGCGCGGTCAGCGATGGCTCGCGGGTGTCGCGCGTCCGACCAAGGCGGCGTTCTGGGACGTGATCGACGGTGAGGCCCTCGGCGTCATCCGTGAGCGCCTCGCAAATGCTGGCGGTGATCTCTCGGGCGAGTGGGCGAAGAACCCACTCAGCCCCGAGTACGCGAAGGAGAAGGCGCGGCGCTACCCCGGTCGCCCGATGGGGCAACGCACGGGCGCGCTGTTGCGAGACGTGCGCAGCGCAGGGGCGTTCGCGGTGACGAGCGGAGGCAAGCGGTGACGGTCACGGCACGAGACGACGGGTGGCTGCGGACGCACGACGACGTGCGCGGGGCGGTGTGCGGAGAGGCTCGCAGGCTCGGAGCGCGCGCGTACGTCGCGCCGCTGCGGACCGATTCACACGCGATGGCAGAGCGCAAGGTGGGCAAGCTCGGGTCGTACGCCGTGACGCTCGAGCGGTTCGGCATGCGCCCGCTCTCGGAGGCGTCTGCCTACAGCCTGCCCGTGCCGGAGGACCGAATCCTCCAGCACGTTCGCACGATGGTTCAGGGCGCGGCTCGCGCCGCAGAGGAGAAGCGACGATGAGTGTCGAAGTGGATGTGAACGCGCCCGCGGCAGAGGCCGAGGCGGCGGCAGAGGGTGAGAGCGCGGGCGAAGAGGTCGCGCCGGAGATGCTCGAAGGCGACGCGGCTGCACAGGTCGCGCTCGCGATCGTGGCGTTGCAGGACGCGCTCCCGGTCGAGTGCGCCTCCATCGAGGTGATGGGGCTCGACGCGGACGGCGACGTGCTCATCGAGTGCACCGATGCTGCGGGCAACGCTGCGGCGTTCGCAGTCCCGATGGACGCGATGAACGCGGCGGTCGAGACGATGGCATCGAGCGCGGAGGGCGACGCGTGAGCCTCGCAAAGAAGATCGAACAGCGTCGCGCCTCCAAGCCCGCGCAAGCGGCGGACGACGGCGAACTCTCGGTGCGCATCGCGAACCTCGAGCGAGACCTCGCTGACGCGCGCGCCAAGTTGGGCGAGCACGAGAAGAGCGCCCTCT